ACTTACTGGATCCAAAAAGGATCAGGTGACTCAGATTGGTAATGCGGTTCCTCCTCCAATTATTCACTCTGTGGCATCTTGTTTGAAAGATATTTTACTAAAACAAAATTGAAATGTATAGCCCGTGTTAGTAAATCACCCCCTGTTACTCGACTAAGATGAACAACCGTGAGTCTTCTTCAAAGGCAAATAAGAACCAGCTGCGTGGCCTAATAGAGGAGCGCATTGCTAAGGCAAAGAAGAAGGCTGAGCCGCCTCCACTTTCTAAAGAGGAGATTGCTATAGCAGAGAAAAATGCCCTAGAGAAGGCTGCGAAGAAGGCAATTGGTCGTGCTATCTTTGAGGCAAAGAAGGCTGAGCGTAAGCGTCTTCGCTCAAAGCACCACGTTTCCTCGGAATAATTCACTTTTGTAAAAAAATTGACAAAGGGAATCCATATATTTTTTTACACATGGAGAACCTTCGTTATCTTAGAATCGCAGAGATTTCCAAGTATGACCTCGATTATGCTAACGAGTCGCTTAGCTTTGCTAAGGAGAAGCTTGCTCAATTGAATAACATAAAGTATGAGGGGAATATTCCTAGAGAGTTGTTTCTTGAGATACATCTTATTGCAGATGATATTTATCTATTAAACAAGAGAATTGGTGAACTTCTTGACAAGCAGCTTGATGACTATCACGCAAATATGCCAGATGACTGGAATAAACAGCAAGCATGTAATAGACTAAGAGGTCTTGTTGGTTAGATTTCACTAGTAAAATTGATGGAATTAGCCATAGTATATTTTTTACACTATGGCTGAGTCTCATATTTTGATTACTCTCTTTCATGATCTCAAGGAAAAGATTGACAGCCTCAATTCCAAGAATGCTATGATGGATCTAACAGGGATTGAGGGGATGAAAGAGGTAGTAAAATCATGTCAAGTCATGGATAGATATATTGATTCATTTGTTTATAAAGATGAGCATGTAGTTCAGATTAATTCCTATGATCAATCTTACCTTACTATGACTCCTATTCCTAGAGGTCATATTGGTCCTAGTGCGGAAATGCGCCGCTATGCTGCGGCAGAGGATAAGAAAGGAATGGATAAGATTGACCGAACAATTCAGATGGGAAGAGACTTGGAGGCTAATAAGCACAAGCCTTACTTTAGCATTAACTAAAAAAATTGATACATGAATACCTTTTTTAGAATACATGGCATCTATTGAATATTCTCCTGTTCAGACATATTGTCAAATGTCTAATTACTGCTATGCCTGCTTTCTAATAGATCCACAGGATCCAGAACTCCTATGTAATGGTCTCTGTTATCATTGTCATAGCGCAAGATGGGATACTATAAAACACGCAATCTCTTTTGAAAATATTGAGAAAACATTTAATAGGCTTTCAAAAGATTCCAAGTGGTTTATACTCTATCAAAATGAGTATAAGACAGGACGGGTATCTAGCCTCAAAAAAATTTTTGCGGCAAAAATTGAGTGGCTAGCCAGGCGTGATGTCAGTGTGCCCTAGTAGCGCAATGGATAACGCGTCAGCCTTCTATTCTCCAGATAATAGAAATTAGCTGAAGATTGTGGGTTCGATCCCCACCTAGGGTATAGCTCTTAGAGCTTAAAACCGTCTTAGCTCAGTTGGTAGAGCGTGTGGCTTTTAATTGGCGTAGCCATATGAGACCACAAGGTCACGGGTTCGACCCCCGTAGGCGGTAATTTTTTTTGCTGTGTAAAAATTGAAAAGCACACACGCTGTCAAATAGTATCACAATGTTTACTGATTCTCTGACATTTCTTGCTACGCCCATTACTTTCATCGCCTATTATGGACTCATCTACTTTACTGTTTTCAGCCTCGTTTACTCCGCCAATCTCGCAAATCTTATTACACTCAAGAATCTCCTTACCAATGCTTCTACTCAAAAGCTTTTGTCAACTGTATCTGATCCAGTTCTTCAGGCAGATACAGTTGAAACAGTCACCTCAACTGAAATTACATTCCCTCAAAAGAAATCCACTGTGGATTCTTCTAATCATGATGACACCAGCCGCCCTGTCGAATTCGAAGATACTCCAGTCCCTTATCGACACGAGCTATGGCCTTCTCCTAGGCCTGTAAATTTTGTCAAGGCAATTCTTAGTGAAGAGCCTGAGTTTAAGGTAGGCAACCAACGTCTGGCTCATGTTAATGCGGTGGATATTCTTGCTAAACGTGCGTCCATGACTAGGAAGGAGTTTCTAAATACAAATCCACTATTATATTCTGAGAAGTATATGAAGGGTATTGCTGCCCTTTATCTTCTTAAGGGTAGTATTGATAGGCTAGAGGATATGCTACGTAGTGAAACCAGAAAGCAGCAATTTCACTTGGTTAATGGCAAAACCGCATATCCTGCTTAGGGATTTCTTTAGGGCCATCCTCATTTTAAATTACCATTTTTTCATATTAAAAGGAATGCTCTTAATATCAAAAATAAGCCGGGATAACAGGTTAATGGCGACGACGTCTTCTTAGAGTTCTAGAACCACCTTTGGAACCTTCGCTTAGCGCTACTTTATTATTTACAAATGGTGCCTGTGGTAAGACTGTTTTGTAAATAACTTGAGATAAAACTGGATATGTATTTTTAAATGTTCCAATAGAATATCCTTGATCCAGATATGATTTTATTAACTGTTCAAAATCGGTATATACTGTTTTTTTGGCATCGATAACACTTTTTGCTTCTGCTTCATGTTCTTTTCTATAATGTGCCTCAGTAAGAGGATATGTGTGTGTTGCTCTAACTGCCGCAATTGCGGCTTGTTTTAGTCCTGCAATAAGATTCGTATAGTCTTTTTCAATAATTTTATACTCACTCATTTCTACTAAAGAGCGAGGTTTGACGTTAGATAGGGATTGCTTGAAAAATTGATACTATATTTTTTTATTTCAAAGGTATTCAATGAACTTTCAAAGAACCTATGACATTTCATGCCTAAGGGATGAGCTTCATAGGAATGGTGTACAGAATGCGATTGATGCGGTAAATTTAGCGTGCACATCAACTCTAAATGCCTGGACTTATGTAGAATCTAGAGAAATACTTAATGACTATAATAATATAATTGACTCCAATAATCATATGAAGAATACAATCTTTAGTCATATTAATACAATTGGTCACAGTGGATATAGTATTTCTATGACTATTAATACTCTTGTCTTGATTGCAACAAATCATGCGGACTGGACAAGAATATGTGAAGAGGAAAATTCTATAATAGAAGGAGAGGAACAGCAATTAAATTATTTTCGGCAGAATACCCTAATTCCGTATTACTGCACAATGAGTGGTGGCGGTTCTAGAAATTCTGGAGTGGCTCTAATAGTTAATGAATTCTTGGAACTGCGTTCTAGACTTCAGTTTGCTTGGTTACCAGAAGTAAATAAAATATTTAACGAGGTAAGAAATCTATTGGGATCTACTCTAGAGGAACAGGTTAAACTATTAGATGATATTCTTACAAGTTCTTATACTTCAAAGCATCTTTCTACTTACAGAGATTCTCTTAAGAAGCAAATTGAGAGAAAAAATAATGAAAAAGAATATCATAATAATCTGATACAGGAGCAGATTCCAATTCTAAATGCGGCAATTGAATCTAGGAATCCAGTTGCTTTAAAAGCAGCATTGAATCCTGGTTGGGGATCTTGTCGCCTCTTTGAACTGAAAGAATATAAGGAGGCTCAGCAACTACTTTCTGAACTTACATAATCATCTGGAGTCCATGTTGATGAGAATAGTCTATAACTTTCTTTATCAGTGTCTTTCATTTCTTTTGCTCTTTTTAATACATCTGAGTATTTTGGTTTTTCATTTACATTTTCTGCCTCCATCTCTGCCTGAACAATTTTTACAAAAGAAGACCATATTCTTGAAGCATCTGATGTTTTCTTTGATATAAGCACCTTTCTTTGTTTTGGTTCTGCTTGAATTACTGGTGCTTCACATACTGGAGTTTCCATCTTTGTAACCTCGACATTAGTTGAAGGAATTGGTGGGGTCTCTTGACTACTCAAGGAACTAACCAGATCAATATAGTCAAATAAGTAACTAGCAACTGTGTCTGCGGAAAGACTAAACTTTTTCTGAATATAACTATCCATTTTTGATATCTCAGTAAATCCAGCTTTCTTACTGTCATCAATAAACTTGAATACCCTAGATTTCTCAGTTTTTATCTTTTGTTCATCCATCTCTTTTCTGAGAGATGAAAGTTCATCCATAGTGGTCTGAATATTTTTTTGAACTCTCATTAGCGATGTAAGAATGTCATTATCTGTTACTTCCATGTATTGAAACTACTATATTTAACTGTGATACTGCGTCAATTTTAATGGTTATTGCGCTAAAAATGGTTTAAATATCAGGATATACTATACTATATGCTACACCCCTATCGTGTTCTTAAACATACCATTAAATCTGGAAATATAGAAACTGCTTATTTTCATACTCTGAGAGAAGCACATAAGGCATGTTTACCCAATCCTAATACTAGTTGTTGTCATCTACTCTTTAATGGGTTACAAGAAAAGTTAGAAAATAATGAGGATCTTATACGAGTTACATGTTACGTAGATACAATATATTGGATAGAAAGCCTTATTGGAAAATCAGAACCTTTTTTATTGCCACATGTACCTTATCTAAAAATTGAGTGCGGGTGTCATTGTAATAAAAGTATACCCGAATGATGTCTACTCGTAGTCAGCAGACCTCTTCTACGTTTAACCTCAGTTCGTTTAGCCTGATTGATGCGGCAAAGGCTCTTATGAGTCTACGCAGCTCTACTGTAACTAAGGCTCCTGAGGTTCTTCAGACTCCAACTAAGACCCAGACATATCTAGCCACACCTTCCCAGGCAAAGTTTTGGTCTCTCTGGACTAACTGGTATCATGCTTTCTTGACTGAGGCAAAGGATGAGTTTCCTTCTTCTTCAATCTCAGATCTGCGTTCTATTGCTACTAGCCGTTGGGTGACATTTACATCTAAGAATCTACGTTGCTCTGACTCTGATGTCCGCAGCTGGTTGCGAAAGGCTAATCAGAAGGCACTACTTGCGGCTTGTGCATAAGTATGTTATTAAAAAATTGATTTATAAACTATATATTTTTTACGTACTTTCAAATGTCCACTACACTTGGTACAAAGGGCTCTGATGTCTATACTAGCACAGGCGTTGGTGACCCCATGGTTGTTCTAAATGCCCTGCTAGTGCGTGGAGTAAATTCATTCTGCTTGGATGAGGCGGTTATGGCAGTTATTGATTCTATTTCTGATAAGAAGTCTCTGGAAAATATAATGGTTCTTCTCTTTCAGACTCGTGATATTCGTGGGGGGAAAGGTGAACGTGAGGCATTTCTAGAGTTCTTTAGAGTACTTCTTACAGAAAAAACTACCAGAGAACTAGCATTATATCTCATAGATTTGACTCCTGAGTATGGTTGTTGGAATGACCTCTTCAAGCTACAGGCTAGGTATCCTCTGGCTACTTCACGTATCTCAGAAATTATTAGGCTACAGTTTGTAAACGATGAGCTTGCGCTTGTTGAGCCCGAGCCTAAACTTTCTCTTCTTGCTAAATGGATGCCTCGTGAAGGTCAAGCTGGTGCTATAGAGATGGCTGGACTTCTTATGCCTGGTCAGATGTTTTACTCTACACGTATGAAGTGTTATAGAAAGAGAGTGTCTGCTCTCAATAAGGCTATTCAAACAGTAGAGATAAAAATGTGCTCTAAGAATTGGGCTACAATTCAACCTTCTACCGTGCCTGCTCGTGCTTCTAAGAAGTATTCTAGGGCTTTCTTGAATTTGGTTGGGACTACTAAGAAAGACCAACCTATGCCAGGGAATACCTTGCGCCATCCAAATGATTCTGACCGTATGGCATGTAGAGAGCATTTTCAGGAATACAATTCAAAGACAGCTACAGGTGAGGCTGTAGCAAAGGGCGCAGATACTATCTTTCCTCATGAGATTGTTAAGAAGGCTACCTCAATGGGAGCATGGTGTGAATCATGTAGTGTATCTGATACTACATGTAGTTGTAAGGCTGATGTAGCAGAAAGAAATCAGTTGGTTGGAGTGTGGAAGGCAATGGTTGAAGCAGCAAAGGCCGGTGGTGGCTTGGGTAGATCTTTGGCTATGTGTGACTTTAGTGGTTCAATGGCTAATTCTGGAAAGAACAGAGATTTACCCTATTGGGTCAGTATGGCTCTTGGTATTCTTATTTCAGAGGTTACTACCGATGAATTTAAGAATATGTTCTTAACTTTTGATTCTGTGCCTACTATCCATATGTTGCCTGAGGGTGATATATTTGATAAAATATTCTCATTTACTGGCAGAGATTTTAATATTGGCCAAGGTCTTTCTACGGATTTTCAGAAGGCTATGGATTTAGTTCTTCAGCAATGTAAGGCTAAAAGAGTAAAGCCTGGACAGGAGCCTGAGAATCTTATTGTTCTCACAGATATGGCTTGGGATAAGGCATGTAGTTCTTCGGAGGAAAGTGATTACAGTGGTAATACCTATAGGAATGTGGTTAAGACTGATACATGGCAGACTCATGTGGAGATGATTAGAGAGTCGTTCAAGCGTGCGGGTGAGGATATGTGGGGTGAGGGTCAGGGTCTAAAGATGCCTACTATTGTCATCTGGAATATTGCGGCTACTTGTCACGACTTTCACGCCAAGGCAGATACAGAGGGTGTTGTTATGCTATCTGGTTGGTCACCTAGTTTGTTCAAGGTTCTTCAGACAAAAGGTGTAGTCCAACTAACCCCTAAACAGGCATTACAACTCCAGTTGGATGATGTGCGGTATGATCTTGTTCGAAAGAAGTGTTGTGAGTTCTTTATGAGAGAGGTCTAAAGAATTTGTTCTTATGAAAAAATAGCCTGAGGTGCCAGGGGTAAAAATTGATTTACAGTGTAGGCCAAAAATTAATTGAGCAGAAAAGGGAACACACAGCAACAAAGTATAATTATGTTCCCTGGAAATAAGTAAGAAGTTCATAATCTGTTACTTCTTATAAGGTGCCTGTAAATGGACTGGCCATCGATTTAAATAAAGGCTACCATACAGCAACACGCAATTCTCTCAAACATCAGATGGATTCAGATCTCTATTGAATCCTTACAGCAACCTTTAAATATATCTAAGAGTCCACACAGCAATCTTTAATATCTTTCTGGACTCTGTTTTTTTACTTGAGTAATGTTAATTACTGAAGTGAAGTTTTTGATATTCAGATTCTAAAACAAGAATCTCTGCCCGTATTTCTTGTTCTTCTTTTGCTGAAAGGTTTGTTTCTAGTAATTTTTTTAGAAATGTAATATTTACAAGAAGAGTATCCATCTTATATGATACATATAGATAATATTTAAGTAATAAAAATTGATATTAGTATTGGGCTAATAATGATTACCCGTTAAAATGATACCAAGAAAGGTTCTTATTAGCAAGAAGCTGAAAGTACAACCGAAGGTACAAGTAACCCTAGAGGTGAAGCTAGAGCCAAAGGTTGAACCAAAGGTAGAGCCAAAGGTAGAGCCAAAGGTTGAACCAAAGCTAGAGCCAAAGGTCAAAAAAGTTCTTGGAAAGCCAAAACTCCCTATTCCCCCATTGCCAGGACCGGGTGTATATCTAACAAAAGCAATGGAAGCATTTGAGTCACTGCGCACGTATTATTCTTTGTTAAACATACCAATTCCCCAAGCAGACATTAAGTGGTATTATGATGAGTTGATCCAGGAAAAAAAGGAATACGATGAGTTCTGGGCCCGCTGCGCTGTTACTAAAGCATGTATTGATGGCACTTTGCGTGGTGATGATGATTGGACTATTGAACTTGCCATAAATGCCGCAAGGCAAGAAGTAAAAAAGTTGCCAATCCAGGAGTCAGATATTGGCCCAATGCCCCCTCATGGAACAGGGGAATTCTGGGCTTGGTGTCGTAAGAGAAAATTGTTAAAGCAGCAGAAAGACGCAGCAAAAATTGCTGCTGGCACTGTTTCTCTTTTGCAGCCAAAAGAGCCAAAAGAGCCAAAAGAGCCAAAGCAGCCAAAGCAGCCAAAGCAGATTACTAAATAGGACTGTTATCGTGGCTAGTAGGAGGCGTTGTATGTGCTACAAATGTCAAGTCTCCATAAGAGCATCTGTGGCCTTTTAAATTTAGTGGTTTGAGAACATCCTCTGTTTCTATCCAGTGAGAAATATCTGGATACTTTTTATTTGCCCAGTCACGCCATCTTACCGCTTCTTCCTCAGTATAGATTGCCTCTCCCCAACCCGGTGCGCCTGTAATTTTAGAAGTCCAGGCAATTTTAAACATTGTGATACTAACTTGTTTACTAGTATACATTCAATTTTTTATAAATAGTATATTTAGATGCCCGCACATTCTGAAGGTCATAAGTCAAAAGGTACTAAGAGAGAGAAAGCTGCAAAGAGCCGTGGTCAGAAGACAAGGCATGGAAAAAAGATGCGTGCAACCCATAGTTCTAGAGCAGCTGTTACTGAATATTCTAGAAAGATAAGGAATGGGGAGAATGTAGGCGCTATGTTTGTTGCAGAAGTTTTAACTGCGCCCGGCGGCGGACATTTCCGTGTTGAAGATATTTCTTCTAAAGAACGTGTTTTGGCTCATGTTACTCCTGCTCTATCTATGAAATCCGCAGGTAAACGTGATAGTGAATCTGAATTTAGTATTCAGGTTGGATCTCATGTCTTAGTTGATGGAAATATTATTAGAGCAGTAGTTCCCCGTGAAAAGCTGTCTGCTATAAAAGAAGAAAATAGTAACAGCAATAGTTTATTTACTCGTGGCAGTCACAGTGGCAGTCACAGAAAGAATCGCACTCGTAAGAATAGACATTAAGTTTTCTTAAATTTCTTAAATCCTGTCTTAGCTTTGAGTCCGGCCTCAAAGATTTCACCGGCTTGCTGAGCCGTTAGAGTATCCAGATCTGTGCCTTTTGGAATAGAGACACACGCTGGTTTTTTACCCGTGCCACCCGTACCTGCTTTCATAAGATAAGGTCCATATTGTCCACTACGAATTTGGAATGGTCCTAGAGTTCGAGCAGGACTTTCCTGTTTTGCTTGTAATTTTGTAATGATATCTTCTAAAGAAGTATCTGCTAGGCAATTTACTCTTACTCCATTACATTCAGCATAGAGCCCATAAGGACCTTTCTTTCTTAGAATCTCATGGCCATTATATTCACCTATACCCTCACCAGTCATCTGTCGCCCCTTCTCTTCAATGAATTTCTTGGCTTCTTCCTCGGTAATCGTTTGTAATTGTTTTCCCATAGGCCATCCATAGAATACAGTCTTATCTTTATTGCCTGTAGGATCTTCTTTAAGAAGTAGTGGTCCTTTCCCTGTCATAATAGCTACCAGACCATTACTGAATTCTTTTCTCTTTGAATTATTTGTTCCATTTGTTCCAGAAGCTTTCTTTAGTGTCTCATAGCGATCTTTATACGATTTCCATGTATCTTCCAGCACTTTCTTCCATGGCTCAGATCCTTCAGCAATCTTATCTAGTTTTGTCTCCATAGCTGCCGTGAAATCAAAGGCAAATAGATCAGGGAAATTCTTTAATGTAAAGTCTAGGATATTGAGTCCTAAAGGTGTTGGGCAAATTCTGGCCTTCTCACCTCCTTGTTTCAACTGGAATTGTTCAGATGTAGGAGGCCATTGATTTAATGCGCCAATACTATGCGTCTTTGATATTTTTATAGTTTGAGGTATATCTTTAATCTCAATATAAGCCTTTTCTACAATTGTAGCAATCAGAGACGCAAATGTTGATGGGCGACCTATACCTTTTTTCTCTAGTTCACGAACTAAGGTTGCCTCTGTAAAACGACCTTGAGGCTTAGACTCTTGAGGCTTGGCTTTCAAAGTCTTCCATGTAATACCTTGACCCTCCTTAATTCCTTCTGCTAGTTTCCATGATGCTTCAGGAGATTCTTCTTCCTCTCCATCCTTATCCTCAGCTAAGGAAATCTGAGAATCTTTCTCATCTGCGATCTTCCATCCTTGAAATAATGTTCTCTTCCACTTGGCTTCCCAAGGGAATTCCTGTTCATCACCCTCTAGGTCAAAAGTTACAGTGCGACTCTCTCCTTTCGCAGGAGCCATAATGGATTGTATCGCACGAAGCCAGATAAGATGATAAATCTTTCTATCAATTGGAGCCCAATCTTCAGAGTCAGTTAAATTACTTAATTCAAAATGCGTTGGGCGAATTGCCTCATGGGCTTCTTGTGCTCCAGGTATGGAAGGTTTACTTGAAACTTGACTCTTAGACTTATTAGAAAGAATCTTGGGTTTTAAATCGCCCATGTATTGCTTTCCCCATCTGGCCTCTACTGTTTTCTTTGCTTGTAGAGTAGCCTCTTCACCCAGATTTGTCTGATCAGTTCTCATATAAGTGATATGACCTGCCTCATACAGTTGTTGGGCAATTTGCATTGTCCTCTTTGGATTACAATGATATAAGTTACTACACTGTTGTTGAAGAGTGCTAGTCATTAGGGCTTGAGGAGGTGATTCGGTCCATGGTTTTGTTAAGGCAGATCTAACTGTTCCTTTCGGGTCATTGTGGTGATTTTCTAAATAATTCAAGGCAGATTCTTCATCGTCTAATGAGGTCAGCATTGTGGCAGACCAAATAGAATTCTTACCGGTAATCTGCCCCATTACAACAAAGGTTCCTGATAGAGCCCAAGAGGATTCTGATTTGAAAGATTCAATCAAGTTCTCTCTTTCACAGACTAAACGAAGTGCAGGAGTCTGACATCTGCCCGCTGACAAGGCAGATCCTCCACCTATATGTTTCCATAGCAAAGGTGAAATTGTGAATCCAACCATCATATCTAGCATAGCACGAGCCTGTTGAGAATTTACACGATTCATATCAATTGTTCTAGGTCTCTGAATAGCATTACATACGGCATTTTTAGTAATCTCACGAAAGACTGCTCTAGGATTTGTTAGAGGATTGAGTTTCAAGAGGACTGCCACACTATATGCGATTGCCTCGCCTTCTCTATCATCGTCTGCGCATAAAATAATAGAATCTGCGTTTTTAGCACAATCCCTAAGTTGTGCGATAGCCTTGGACTTTTCTTTAGAGAATTCATAGGTTGGTTCAAAATTTTTTGTTATACCAATTGATTCCAGGTCTGGAACTAGACCACGAATATGCCCCATAGAGGCAATTACTTTATAACCTAGGCCTAAGAATCCTTGAATCTTAGAACATTTTGCTGGTGATTCAACAATAATTAAGGGCATGTAGTTTTTACTAGAAGATATGTATTCATTTTTTACACCAAAAATTGATGAATTTAACTACTATATACTTGTATGGATTACTCAAAAAAAACTAAAACCGAATTAATTGAACTCTGTAAGCAACGAGGTATTGTTGGTTACAGTGGAAAGAATAAACAAACACTTATTGAAAAACTCATTCCTATTGAGCCAGAAGTTACTCCAATTCCTGGTTCTTCAAGAGTTCTTTCTCTCTTTTCTGGCATGGGTGGCATGGATATTGGATTTGCAGAACAAGTAATTGTTCATAAGAACTCAGTTGATCCTAGCTTTATTGAATCTCCTTATACTATTGATGGATTTGTTACTCTTAAAAGGCTCCCATTTCATATTGTTTTTCAGAATGATATCTTGCCTGAGGCTAAGAAAATAGCCGAATGTAATGGCTGGAATCATAATTACATTTTAAAAGATATTCGTGATCTTTTGAAGGAAGGATATGCTTTTCCTGAGGCTGATGTTATTACAGGTGGGTTTCCTTGCCAAGATTTTAGCCATGCCGGTAAAAGAAAAGGCTTTGACTCTTTGAGAGGCACGCTATATCAATCTTATGTAGAGCTTGTTAAAAAGATTAAACCAATTGTCTTTGTAGCTGAAAATGTGAATGGACTTCTTACAATGCCAGGGGAACCAATTAAGCAGATTATTAGTGACTTTTCTGAGGCAGGATATGAGGTAAAATATCAGTTAATTAAGTGTGAGGAATTTAAGATTCCTCAAACCAGATGGAGAGTGATAATTATGGGTATTCGTTTGGATAAGAGACCAAGACTTGGTGAGAATTGGAATATTATTGATGAAAATAGAGGTGTCTGCCATATTAAGCCCTACTTTGCTCATCTTCAAGAGCCTGACACTACACCTGACCCTGCTCAGCAAGCATATTCTAAGGCTGCGAAGCTTGAAAAAGGTCAGGGACAGAAGGAGATTATTTTAGATGAGTGTGCTCCTACAATGCGAGCAGAGCATCATGGTAACATTGAATTTAGACGTATAAAAGGTGGAAAAAATAAGGAGTCTTTGCCTCAGAGGCGTCTAACGGTGAGGGAAGCCGCTTTAATTCAGACGTTTCCTCCATCGTGTATTCTTACTGAACCTCGCAGAGTAACAGGAATGGCTTATAAACCAATAGGGAATGCTGTGCCTCCTCTATTAGGTTACTTGATTGCTAGAAAGGTTAACTCTATTCTTCAAGACTGTAACCCCTAAAATTGATTCATTTATTTGATACTATGTTTATTATGGCAAATCTATATGAACAGAAAATACACTCTAATTTCTTAGAAGCAGGTATTCGTGTAGATCCACTACACCTAGGGTCGTCTAATGTTGGGCCTGATATATGCGCATATTTAGATACATCCATAGTTCCTATTGAGGCAAAGGCAGATAAGAATGCTCAAATGGGTGGAACATCTTGGCGCTATGATAAAGTATCAGGTTCATTAACACCAGTAAAACCTTCAAAGCATGATGAACTTATATACAAGGCAATCCTCGAACGCAAGGTCGCTATGGATGCGTACTTAGATAAGCTCGGCACTACATGTATACCACTAACTACTACAAAGGATAAAAGATCTGAGTTAAAGGTCAGTGGTTTACAAGCTGCCATTGAATCGTCTGTACCAGTACCTATTAGTTTCCTCATTGATCATTATAATAAGAAGGGTATTTATTATATTCAGATTGGTGGCAATGGATTATTCTTTATGGGATCTAATCCACACAATTTGCCAATTCCAGAGATTACTGGTGAAATGAAAGTAGAATTACGTCTAGGGTACGGTGGCGGTAAAACTACTACGCCTATAAGGTCAGCAGGCCTTCGTGTGCAAGGTAGACTTAAAACATTTAATAAGTCACCTTTCACGCTTGACAATATAGAAGATATAAAGAAACTCTTTATTACTGATCCTACATAATCAAAAACTTGAAAATAATCTTTTTTAATAGATTACTATGGCACAAGATACAGGCAAATTCAGAACAAATACGAAGGATCAATATTATACCAAATTAACTATAGCAAAGGAATGTATTGATTCTATACTTGAGAAATGCCCAGGGGTATCTCAATATCAATGGGTAGAGCCGTCTGCAGGCAATGGATCTTTTCTGAAGGCCTTACCAAATTCAATTAAATCTATTGCTATGGATTTGGAGCCAAAGATGGATGGAATTGTAAAGGGTGATTTCTTAGCATGGGAACCCTTGTCTATAGAAAAACGAATCTTCTTTGGAAATCCCCCTTTTGGAAAACAGGGATCCTTGGCAAAGGCGTTTATTCAACACGCAGCTAATAAAGCATCTGTAATTGCCTTTATCTTACCTAGATCATTTATAAAGCCATCTATGTCTAGGGCATTTCCATCTAAGTTTCATTGTATCTTTCAAAAGGAGTTAGAAAAGGATTCTTTTGAAGTAAATGGTCAGCCCTATGATGTCCCGTGTGTCTTTCAGATTTGGCAAAAAAAGGATGTTGATAGAGTTTTAGCAGAAGTCGCAAAGGAATCTGGATATCAATATGTTAAGGCAACAGAGCAATACCATCTAGCCTTTCGTAGAGTAGGTGCAAAGGCAGGGACGTGTTATCTCAAGGGTTCTGGTGAATTTAGTGTTCAATCTCATTATTTTCTGAAGGTTGAGGATCGATTTATTCCTAATATTCCTAAGATACTAGAAGAGATAAATAAACATATCTTTCCTTCTAATACCGTGGGCCCCAGGAGTTTATCCAAGGGTGAAGTTAATGAGGTCCTCAATGAAATTCTTACCAAATTACAGTAACATCCTAGTTCCAAAGGCTGGGCGATTATCTAGAAGTTCTAGATTAATACTTCTCTGCCTATCATCATATATGACATAGAGAATTGCGATAGCAAGGATAAGAAAGGGAAATGCGAATGTATATATCATATAAGAGTCGCCATTCTTATTTGTAGTATCCTCTTCCAAAGGGGGGTCATCGGTATCTGTAGAAGCATCCGCCCGTTGAATATTTGTTTGCTCGATAAGAGTTACAAGAAGATGCTCCAGTGCCAGCATGTTGTCCTTATATTTGGAAGTAAACTCTTCTACCTCATCAATCCTCTCCTTCATGTCTCTATGTAGAACAATGTGAACAGCAAATTCATTAAGGCGCCGCTCAAGATCCTCAATTCGTGCATATAAGTTCTCATCCTTGAACCCAAGCGTTACCTCGCCTGTTTCCTGGAATCGCTTCATCTCCTCCTCTTGAGCATCCCTAATCTTTTTCAGTTGCTCATTAGCCTTTACTAGGACAGTTGAAGATGCAATAAATTCTCCTTTATAGCCATGGGTTCCACACCGATACGCCATTGGATTTGGATGCCCATATTTTCTAGAAATTACGTCACATAGTTCTGAAGCAGAAGGCCCTGGTCGCCTTCCCTCCAGGAACTCAATATATTGATCTGGACTATTAAATCCTTGATCAAGCATACTTTTCCAGCTTTCAAATCCAAGTGACTTACATGCCTCCAGATTTTGCTCAGCGCTCTTATCCCAACCTGGGCCCCTGTACGCCTTCGTCCTCAGGGCAAGTGCTGTCTCAAGATTAACCGGCATTTGTCTGTGTTAAAGAATGTATTTGGCCCAACTTCAATTTTTTGCGTTAAATTATCGTCTAAACTACATTTGTCCTAGTAAATAGATGGACCGACCTAACACCTCGGCAGAAGGTTCTTTATTAGAACTTGTGGCGAGAGGTAAAAAAGATGTATATTTTATGAATTCTGGTGATGAAGCCCATGTTCCTTTTTCTTATACTATGAAAACTTGGCCTGCTACACTAGATGAAGTAAGACAAACTCAACCTTTGAATATGATTGATTTTGGTAGAACTGTTGAATGGGAAATAGAAGTATTTGGAGACATAATGATATCAGCTGCTCTTGTTATTGAATTACCCACATGGCTTCCTATAACGGTAGAACCTCTAAATGGAACAAACATAATAGCAGATTCTTCTGGACATACTTATGGATATACACAAGGCGTAGGTGCTTTTATCTTTGAACAAATTCAATTCTATCAAGATCAACTCTTATTACAAGAATTTAGTGGAGATTTCTTGTATGCCTGGAATCATTTTCAGAGTTCTTTGACAAAAGAAGCACTTGCCTTAAAGGAATTTGGATGTCATTCTGGTAGCCCGTTAGATATACAAAGAAACGCTAATCCTAAGAAACTTATCTTAAGATTACCTCTAATAGGCTGTGCGCATCCAGATGAAGGAGGGTTTCCTTTTGTCTCAGTTCCCGGTCAGAAATTTAGACTTAGATGTAAGATTAGACGTTTGGAAGATTTAGTGGAATCCTCAAATCAGGCAGTTAGACCAACTCCATGGACTCGATCAGATTTAAGTGTCACAGATCGCAATGGGATTAAGACACCATTCAGACCTCTATCTAGAGAACAAATAGGAAAACCTCTTATAACCCTGGAAACAACACAGCGTTATGTTAGACAGGATTTACAAGTTTTATTAAAAGAATATAAGGGTCAGATTCCTTTTCTAAGACCTTTTGAAAATAAGTTAAGTTTAGATCCATCTGATTATTTATCAATAGGAAATGGAGGAGCATCTTATGTAACAAAAAGAATAGATGGAAGGCATCCTGCTGAAAGTCTAATGATAATGTTTCAATCTGAATATTGTTTAGAACGAAACCAATTATGGAATTTATCTAATCCTCTAGGATCAGGAAAATATTATAATTTTTTAAAACTTCTAATAGCGGCTAAAGAACGAGAGAAACAATGGGATCCTAATGTATGGGACCATATCTCACCATTTACAAAATGTGAAAAAAATCCAGGTATTCCAGTATCTTGGTTATCATTTACTGTTGGTTCTCAGTATGGATATAAAGCCCCTGAAATAAGAAAACCATCTGGTACAGTAAATATGACAACCGCAGATAAACCTACTATCTGGTTAAATATTACAGATACTTTACCCTGTAGCACAGGGCAAAAAAGAGTAACAATGAGATGTATAAGTATTGGCTGGGGTATTTATGACATTCAAGAAGGTAGGGGAGGAATGTTATTTGGTAATTAATCTACATCATTCATCTCATGAAGCATATGGGACATAGAAGGAGATAAAATTTCATTTACAGTAGGGACACGTGGATTTAGAGGCCTTATCTCGTTATTAATCTGACAGTCTAGAGTATTTCTTGGAATTAGATTATTGTAACGGTGTATACAAGCAGCACACCGATGCTCTATAAGAGGGAAAATAATATTTTCCTGAGGTATAAGTGCGGGCATATCATCATATTCATCTGTGTCATCCATGTCATTAATACTTGTGCCTGTGGGTGTTCGTGTAAGTTGATTTTTTAGACGCTCATTATTTCTATTCTTGGTTTCTTGAACAAGCTGTTGGAATCTGTTATTAAGAACAATCTCATCCTCTTCTGCCATTGGCTTTGTTAGAGTAGCCCCATGCTCCCGTTGCTTTAAAGAAAGGTCATCATTATGTGTAGGATTGACATCAGACTCATCAGAATCTACAGAATAGTCACAATCATCATCACTAATATCTTGAATCTCAGGTTCAATCTCAGGTTCAAGTGTCTTTTTCCACAAACTATATATGTAGAAGCAATTTGCAAATAGACAGAGGAGAGAAGTTAAAGATATCATATTAAAGCCAGTGGTAAACGCTCCAAAATATATAGCATAAAACACAATATTAGCATTTAGTGAATCTTCTATTTGATCATCTAAACTTGGATTCTTGCGCATACAGCATGAACTCCAATTTAGATTAAACATAGAAACCATGCTATACAATTTATAGCATGAATGCTCAATTTTTATGGCTAAAATTTGATTTAAAATTTTAGCTATAAATTTGTATGGCGACGTATTGTCTTGAGCTTCTTGTGACTGAGCAGGGTAAGCCCTTTTATCCTCCTGTAGGAACAGTTCAGAAGCTATCTTCTGATAACGCAGGATATGACCTTAGGATTGTGGTAACTAGAGAACCTACACAAGTTGCTACACTAGTTCCTCTTGGTGTAAAGGCACGCATGACAGTTAATTATATTCCCTTTGAGGATGAGGACCCAGTGGCAGAGGATTGTCATTTTACCCTAGAGCCTCGCTCATCTATCTATAAGACTGGATTTATTATGGCAAATGGGCGTGGTATTATTGATAAGACATATCGTGGAGAACTTATGGCTCCTATGCTTTCCGTTGGCTCTAATCAGACTATAGTAGAGGAAGGGACTCGTTTGTTCCAGATTGTTGCTCCTGCTCTGAGTTATATTAGTGAGGTGCGTTATGTAGATTCTCTACCAGAGACTAAGCGTGGTTCTGGTGGATTTGGTAGCACTGGGGCCAAGTAAGCGTTAGCACAAAGTAAGCGTTAAGACAAAGTAAATACTGCGATAACATACTTAAATAACCATAGAACGCACTAAGTAGATGGACATTAATGAGAGAGATGGATATGGAACAAAACAACCAAGAGGTCCTACAACAACATTATTAGACTTAGTATCACGAGATATTCAAGATAATATTCTTTTTCCATTAGATGCTTCATTCACTAAGTTTACAAGAGATGAAACACTACGGACAATACCAATGTCTACTGTAATGCGTGAATTTACATTTAAGGGTCCAGCTAACTTTGGCCAGTCCTTTGTCTTTGAAATGGGAGATATTAATTGTGGAGACTTGATTAACGGTATTTTTATTCAGATACAACTTGGTGATTGGTTTACTTCTTTAGTTAGAGAGAATCTAAGAAATGGTAAATTAGTTTCTAGAAATCCCATGGAATTATGGACGTATTGTAATTCACTTGGAACAGCAGTGTTAGATCAAGCCACTTTGGAGGTAGATGATCAGATCTTAGAAAAGGTAACTGGAGATTCTATACATGTTTCTTCTATTCTTTTTCCAGATCTAAATACACAGTATGGCGCAGCAGATGTCTTGGGTCTTAGAAGTATTGGATTTATAAAAAGATTAGATGGTAAGAAAGCATTTCTAACAGAGGATGGTTGGGTAACCGTTCCTTTAATGTTCTCTATGTTAAGAGAAAAACTTACGGCAACATTTCCTCTAATTGCTTGTCGTGAAGGAACCATGCGAATTCGAGTAACATTAAAAAGATTTGATCAAGTTGTTAGAGTGCTAAATGGTTCTAGAGCATCTTGTACTGATTCACCTTTAGGAAAGACAATAGAAGTTATAGATAACACTGTAACATTAAATAAAATAAAGTTACTTACTGCTGAACAAAATGAACCAAGATTAAAAAATATTCAACTCTTGACACATGGAGTTTTTGTTGATGGAGAATATCGTGAAAAACTTTTAAGGCAACCTTTTGAACGACCATTTCGAGAGATTCAACAATTTGATTTTACAGAGCCTTTAAAATATCTAGTAAATAAATCAGGCGATGACATGATTACAGTTCAACTTCCTTTAGAAGCCAATCAACCGGTTGAAGAAATTGTTTGGTTTTTAAGACGCAAAGCTGCCGTTACATTAAACAATGATTGGACAAATTACAGCGCAACTTTAGAAAAAGATTACGATCCTACTTTTCAACCCTTAGAACCTTTACTTATTTCAGCAAAAATTCAAGCAAATGGTATAGATTTAATAAATCAAGATGAAGCATGGTTTAGATCTCATATATCTAGAGCACATAGAAGTGGAAAAACAGCATATGATTCTTTTATTTATGGCTATTCTTTTTCAAGGCACCCTGGTCAACATGATCCTACAGGAACCATGAACGCAAGTCGTTTAGATTCTCTACGGTTAACCTTGAATGTAAAACCTCCTAAGGCACTAAATAAAGAAGATACCGAATGGGAAGTTCACGTATTTGTTTATGCGATTCAATGGGTTAGATTTGGTAATGGCATTTGTAATAAAGTATTCATTGATTAATTTTTTTGTATACAATAGATGAAAGAGACTGGATATAAAAAATTTA